AGCCCGGCGAACAATCCCACCCGCTGGCCGCAAGACCGCACCATAGCGGAGATCATCGCCCGGCAGACCCGGCGCAGGCTGGAGGGCGAATAGCCCGTAACCCTAGCGGATATTGCCTACCATTCCCACATTCGCCCGCCAATTCTGGCGCATCGAAGGGGATTCAATGCAAGTTACCTTTCCCGGCTACGGCAGTGCGCAGGCTGTCACGCCATCGGACACCACAATCATCAACTGCCGTGCGATCTACGTCGGCGGTGCGGGCAACGTGGCGGTCAAGACCGTAACAGGCGCAACCGCTGTCACGATCACCGCTCCACCCGTTGGGACGATTCTGCCCATCATGATCGACGGCGGGCAGATCATGGCGACGAACACTACAGCGACGCTCCTGATCGCTCTCGCCTGATATGGCGGACCTTGCCGCATCGCTGGAGACCCCGGCAGACCTGGGCAAAGACGCGGCAGCGGAGGCCAAGCGCTGGAAGCTGGAGCTAAAGCTAGCGGACAAGCGCGAGTCCAACTGGCGTAAGAAAGCCACGGACATTTACAAGGTCTACGCGCCTGAGTCTCCAGTCGCAAATTCGTTCAACATTTTGTGGACCAACACGGAAACACTCCGGCAGTCTGTCTACAACTCGCTTCCCCAGCCTGACGTGCGGCGCAGATACAGCACGGAAGACCCACTCGGCAAGGCCGTATCTGAAATCCTCTCCCGTGCGCTGGAGTTCGCGCAGGACGTGTACGACTTCGACGCGGTTATCAAGGCAGACGTACTGAGCATGCTCCTGCCTGGCCGTGCTGTTGCTCGGGTGGAGTACATCCCCGATGTGAAGGGCGACGACACAGCGGCGACGGTGGACTGGGAACAGGTGCAGTGCAAGCATGTGCAATGGGACGACTTCCGCATTCTCTGTGCTGCAAAGACCTGGCAGGAAGTCACCGCTATCGGGTTCCGGCACAAGATGAGCCGCGAGGACTTGGTGGAGAAGTTTGGGGAGAAGGTAGGAAACGCCATTGCTTTGGACGATGTAGAAGACGAGGACGTTCGAACCAATCAGGCGCATGACCTGTTCAAGACTGCGGACGTGTGGGAGATATGGGACTACGAGGGGAAAGCGGACGCGAAGGTGGTCTGGGTCAGCGTTAGGCACCCGACACTGCTAAAGAAGCAAAAAGACCCGCTCAAGCTGCAAGGCTTCTGGCCCGTCCCCCGTCCCCTGTACGCCATTGAAAACGACCAGACCCTAGTACCCACTCCGCTGTTTGCTCAGTACGAACAACAGGCCAAAGAACTGAACCGCGTCAGCACGCGGATTAACAAGCTGGTCGACGGGTTGAAGGTGCGGGGTATCTACGACTCCACCGTAGCCGAGTTGGCGAACCTGCAAAACGCCCGCGACTATGAGCTAGTCCCGGCGCAGAACGTCACTGCCCTGCTTGAGCGCGGAGGGCTGGAGAAGGCCATCTGGATGATGCCGATTGAGACGGCGGCGATGGTGCTCAAGGAGCTATACGTACAGCGGGACGCGACCAAACAGGTGGTGTACGAGATCACCGGCATCAGCGACATCATGCGTGCGGCGACGGACCCGGCGGAGACATTCGGCGCGCAGAAGCTGAAAAGCCAGTGGGGAACTCAGAGACTCCAGCGCATGCAGCTCGAAGTGCAGCGGTACATCCGCGACATCATCAGGATGAAGGGCGAGATCATCGCGGAGAAGTTCCAGCAATCCACGCTTGAGCGCATGACGCTGGTTGACCTACCCCACAAGGCCGAGATTGACGCGCAAAAGGCGCAATTGATGCAGCAGTACCAGCAGGCGGTGATGCAAGCCATGCAGGCCGGTAAACCAGCCCCGCAGATGCCTCAGTTGCCACCGGACCCGGTGACGTGGGAATCAGCCTATGAGGCGATGCGCAACGACGCCACGCGGACCTACCGGATTGATATCGAGACCGACAGCACCATAGCGGCAACGCAGGATGCGGACCTGGAAGGCTTGCAGGCCACCTTGAAGGGCATGGCAGACCTGATTATTGGCTTTGGTCCTGCTGTACAGGCTGGAGCCATTCCGATTGACGCGGTGAAAGCCTTGATGGGCGTGATTGCCCGCCGTTCGCGCATGGGCACGGTTGTCGAAGATGCGCTGGAGAAGATCAAGCCACCACAACCCGGCGCGGACCCTGAGCAGGCAAAAGCACAAGCGGCCATGCAGCAACAGCAGGCCCAGCAACAGCACGAAGCTCAGTTGGAGCAGATGCGCATGCAGCACGAGGCACAGTTGGAACAAGTGAAGGCGCAGACCACGATCCAGATCGAGCGCGACAAAGCGCAGATGCAGGCCCAGGTCGACCAGCACCGGCAAGAGGTAGAGGCGCAGCAAAAGACCGCCGAGCGTGAAGGCGATGCGCAGTTGGCCAGGTTCAATTCGGAGCTGGCCGCACAGCAGGAAGCGCAGCGCCAGGCGCACGAGCGGCAACTGACAGCGGCCAAGTTGCAACACGAGCGGGAAAAGGCGGACGCCGATAACGCCGTCAAGTTGCAGATAGCCGAGATGCAGCGGGCGACCACGCTGGAGACTGCTGAACGCAGCGCACAAACGACCGAGCGCACGGCGGCGATGGGTGCTGAGACTGAACGGCATAAGGCGCAATTGGGCAGTGATACGACCCTCAAGGCCGCAGTCGAGGCCAAACAGCCCGCCAAGCCAGACACGACGCTGATGAAAGCGGTCGAGGGGTTGTCCGAGCAGGTGAAAGAGATGAAGGCGCACGCCACAGCACCACGCAAGAAGGTGCGCGACAAGGCTGGAAAGCTGATCGGCGTACAGATAGGGGATGTGACTATCCCGATACAGGACTAAGGAGAATTTATGGCTTTAGCTTATGACGTAGTGAGCATCCGCAATGCGATGCTCGACACCATCACCACGCGGGCGGGCAACGCTGCGCTGCTTCGCATCTACGACGGCACGCGGCCAGCTACTGGCGGCGCGGCGACTACGCTGCTCGCTGAACTGACGTGCGGCACTCCGTTTGCTGCCGGTGCGGCGACTGGTGTACTGACACTCGGAGCAATCACCCAAGACGCGAGCGCGAACAACACCGGCACGGCTACATGGTTTCGCATCGTCAAGGCAGACGGAACGACGTTCGTGCTGGACGGCAATGTCGGAACGTCTGGGAGTGACCTGAACCTTACGACGACCAGCATTGTTGCCACGCAGCCGGTAAGCGTCACATCGTTCACGATCACGGAGGGCAACCCATGAGTCTCTATCTCATCGCCAACGGCCCAATGCCCACCACGGCAGCACAGGCTGTCGTCACTACAGGCACGGCAATCAAAACGCTGCTCCAGATCAAGCCGTTCAACCTTGTACGAATTGTGGAGTGGGGTATCTCGTTCGACGGCTCCGCTGCGGCGACTCCGATCAAGTGCGAACTGCTCACGACCGGGACTGTGTTCGGCACGGTGACGGCCAGCGCAGACGTGGACATCGCAAAACTAGGACCGAACATCGCAGACATCGCAGCGGCATCTGTTGCGGGCCTGACGCTGGGCACGTCGGCCACGGGCTATACCTGCACGGCGGAGGGTTCTATTACCGCTGTCCGCATGCTTGATGTGCAACTGATCGCCCCAACGAGCCAGTATGTAAAGCAGTTCCCGCTGGGGCGCGAGCCTGTTGTTGCCATTGGGGACGCTGGGCGTATTCGCGTGACGGCAGGCGCAGCAGTGAATGCGTACTGCTACATGATTTTGGACATATAGGGGGCCTCATGAAACGCTATTACATTTGCGACATTCTTGGCGACGGGTCTTACGGTAACCCTTATAGGCCCTCCGTTGCTGATCAAAACGTGGCTTGGGTTGGGGCCATCCCTACAAATCCCGATACAGGCGCACCGCTGTTTACATGGACGCTTGCCCTTGTCGCGTCCGACGACCATACGAAACTGCGCAACAAGCCTGGCATAGCTCCGCTGCCTGATTTCCCGCTAGATGGGAAGGTATCTGCAATCAATGCAGCCACTGTGGCCCTGATGAAAGCGGCAGTACAAGCACGCGGAATACCCGCCTCAATCGTTGATGGCAAAGACGGCTACAGGGAAGTGATTCGAGCCATTGGCACGCGACTGCAATCAGACTTCAGCGAGGACAAGTTCGATATTGCCGATGTGTGATGGTGTTTGATGACAAACCGTACAGACAACTTCAACCGTGCGGACTCCACCACTGCGCTCGGAACCCCATCGGACAGCGGTTCAAATTGGGTTGCGCTCACAGGTACGTGGGGCATTGGCACCAATAAAGGCTACCCCGTAAGCGTATCGGGTGAGGGCGTTGCGTATCTGGAGTCCAGCATTGCGGACTGCGATGTTCAGGTAACCACGCCCGTCGTGAGTAACGACTGCGGGATCCAGTGTCGGGTGGTTGACGCGAGCAACATGATTATCGGATGGGTGGCCGCTTCTACGGGCTGGCGCATATACAAACTTGTCGCGGGCACCTACACGCAACTGGGCAGCACGGCATCGGGCACCCCGGCGAATAACGATGTGTTGAAGATGAACATGAGCGGCAATTCGCTGACGTTTTACGCCAACGGAGTATCTAAAGTCGCAGTATCAGACTCTGCGCATAACACGGCGACAAAGCACGGTTTACGGTCTTACAACACCACATCCGTGACGTTCGATGACTTTTCGATAACTGCGTTGGCGGCTAGTTTCATCGCAGCAAAGCCACAGGTAATTTCGCAATCCATTCAAGCGAGTAGCTGGTAATGGCCCGCCTCCTACGCCGTCAGCCCGTACCGCCCAAGAACGGGCAGGATGCAACGCGGCTGGTTATCTATGCGCCAGCCGGAGTATCAGGCACCGTCGCCACCACCAACAACAACGATGCGGCGGCGGCAAGCGGGTGGGCCGGGACGATTACCGGGACCAGCGCGACGACGAACGCCAACGATGCGGCGAGCGCAGCGGGTGCTTCGGCAAGTTCCAAAGTCGGCGGCGACGACGCACCCCGCTATGAGATATGGGACAAGCGCAAGGCCAAAAAGCGCAAGGACGAGGAGCTAGACACAGCCGTTAAG